TTCGGAAAACCGTAGGTTTGCTGACCTACACTTTCTCTTCTTCACTTTCTTTTGTATTATGTTTAATTCTAAATTCCGTTTCTTTTTCCTCTAATGCTACATCTCTTATGACTTTGATACAACAAACCGAGCATTCTTTACATTTTGATTTATACGCCATAGATGCTAATTTTAATACAACAGCACTTATAGTAGTTAATAGACATACGTAAAAAACTTCGCTCAATTCGGTCATCTATATATATATATTACTTTTTTAATCTTTATTCCCCTAACTTTTGGGGTCGCCCTTTTTTAAAAGGGTGACTAAATTAGGTTCATTCTCGTAAAACTACATACCAATTTAAAAGTAAAATCCTTTGGATTATCACTTCCCATATACAAATTGAGTTTTAATGGTAGATTACCACCACCAGTTGATACTAACCCACTAAAATCAACATAATCATTCCAAGAAAAAGGTATCCATTCTTGATTAGACCCACCAGCAGTCCAAGTAGAATTATTATTATGATAGCAATATGGAGTAGTAGCGTCAAAAATATAAGGAGTGTAAAAATTTCCATTTTGGTCTTGAAAATCAATATAGTGGGCTCTCGCTTTATCACTGGTGTTATTTTGTCCCCCAGCATTCCAAGTGGATAAAGTAAAATTAATACGCCAAGTTGTAGATGTATAACCACTTGTAGGAGTTTCAGTAAAAAACTGCGAAGGAAACGGAACATTAGTTTGATACACCAAAGTTAATGGCTGTCCGCCTCCATAATTAATAACCCCAACATCTCTTACATCAAAGCAAATAGGCATAGCATAATTAAAAGAATTAATATTAGGAGCATCTAATAAAATATTTCCAACCCCACTAACATTAGTAGTAATATCGCCAGTAGAAGCAGTTAAAGCAAGATTTGTTTGATTAGAAGTAAGATATAAAGCACCATCTCCAGTAATAACTAATGCTTGAGAGTTATTATTAGAAATATTTGTAGCAGAAAAACTTGTATTAGCAAAAGTAATATTATTTGGATTTATTGTAACGGTATCTGTAGCATTATCCAATATTAAAGTGTCATTCAACTTCATTGTAGTAGAGTTGGGTGCTATTTGAAGAGCAGGTAAAGCAATCTCTAAAGCACATAGTTTGTCTAAACTGGTATTAAAAGTATTTAAACCATCAGTCCAATTCATACCACTTGGATTAATTTTGAACCGCTTTGGAATACCTACCAAATCATAATCCAATACAATGCCCTTATCTGTTAAATCGTTACAACCGACTTTAATCACTACATCATTTGCTGGTTCGGCATACTCAACTTGAAGATTTTTATAATATTGTATGTTTGCGTTTGAAGTCATATAATATACAAGGGGAAAATAAATTAGCAAACTTCACCCTTTAAAAAAAGGGCGACCCCAAAATCTTCTAAATCTAAAAGGGAAAGGTTCGGAAAACCGTAGGTTTGCTGATTAGGGTAATGAATTGTTAGTTCCATTTCCACCTACCAGAGTTATAGTTCCACCCGTTGTAGAATGACAAATATATTCTAATAAATGAGTATATTGCCACCCCCCAGTTGTTCCTGGGGCAGTTGCCTGTAATTGAATATAACTACCAGAAGCACCACCACCAGTTCCACCAGAACCATAAATATAAAAGAATGATTGAGTTCCATTATTAATAGCACCTAAATAATACAGTGCGTTTTGATAACTACCAAAATAAGGATTACCTGAATTTGTTGTATAATTAGCAAGAGAACCAGTATTTCCTGCCCAAACACCAGCAGGTGTCCAAAATGGACGAAAAATCAATTGCCCTTGAGTAGTTGCTAAATTTGCCCAACTATTATAAGTTCCAGAAATTCCCCAATTTATTTGAGCAGTAATTCTAAACATAACATAGTCATTAGCACCCCAAGTTCCACCGCAAGTTATTTTGTTTCCTTGAGAATAACCAGTAGTTCCAGTTTGATAATTCGCAAAATTCGCAAATATAGGGGCAAATGGAGCAGGAGAAGGAGGAATTCCACTACTTAGTGCCGTTATTTGTCCGTTCGCATCTACCGACATACTGGTATAAGTATAAGAACCTGCTAAAGCACCTGCCCCAGTGAAAGCACTTGTTTGCTGAGTGTTATCACTTAAATATTGAATGTTTGAACCACTAATAATTTGAGATGACCCAAGTATGTTAGGCAATGTTCTTGTTCCATTTTGAATAATTAAACTATCATCACTCATAGTAATATCGGCATTTGTCAAACTAATAGAACCGAACCCACCTACACTCATATTAGCATTTAAACTAACCTGACCGTTTAGCGTCATTAGAGTAGAATTAGCAACAGTAACATCATCATTAAAATTCGCTATTCCATTTACATTTATTGCTTGTAAATTTTCAGTTCCTTGAGCGACTGGAAATTTTAAGTATCTTAAATCACCCTCAGCGGTAGTTAATGGAACATCTCCTTGTATCCAATATAGATTATTAAAAGTATTTACATTAGGTTCAGGTGGTATATTAACACTCATTATATATATATACTTTTAGAAAAAAGTATAGCAAAACTAATTTAACAACCTTTAGGAAAGGTTGCGCCAAATTTTATAAAAGGGTAATTTTTGGTATTACCTTTTCTAAAGGTAATATATAATGCCTCCAAAGAAAGCAGAGATAGTTGATTGGTATAAGAAAATCCCTAAGAAATATCTTCTAAAGTCGCATAACCCTCACTTTGATACTCATCATATTAAATTGCAATTCCGTATGATTATAGCAGGTAATTCTGGTTCTGGAAAAACTCAAACATTACTGAATTTGCTCTACAATATGCCTTCTACATTTGAGAAGATATTTATCGTAACGAAAAACAAAGATGAACCCTTGTATAACTATTTAGAAGACAAATTAGGTAAAGATGGATTAACCATTAAAGAAGGTCTTACAGAATTGCCTGATGTTGATAGTTTAGATAAGGAGCAAAATAACCTTATTGTCCTTGATGATTTAGTAAATGAACCCTTAAAACAGCAAAGACCAGTTGCCGATTTTTTTATTAGAGCAAGAAAGAAAAACGCCAGTATCATATATATATCGCAGTCATTCTATGCTGTTCCAAAATTAATTAGAGATAATATTAACTACTTGATAATTAAACAAGTATCTTCTATGAAAAACTTAACTATGATATGTAGAGAATGTAGTTTAGGTATTGAGAAGAAGCAATTAAAGAAGATTTATGATGATGCTACGCAGTCAAAACAAGATTTTCTATTAATAGACTTAGAAGGAGATAAAGATGAACGCTTTAGGAAGAATTTTGATGAAATATATGTTTTAGATGATGAAAAAATTTAGAATTGAGTAGTATTTTACAAAAAAAATTATCTTTTTGTATAATATAATGAGTAATTATACATTACCCCCAAGAAGTAAAGCAAGTGATTATTCTAAAGGAAAGATTACGCAAGACGAACTTATAGCACTACAAATTGCTAATGACGCAAATATTTCGGCAGCAAGAAAAGCGATTAAAATGGGTGAAGTTAAACCATTAACGCCATTAGAAAGTGCTTCCCCTGATGAACTATTAGCAGATGATGCTGCGCAAGAAGCAACCGCAAGAAGTAACTTAGAAAGAATAGGATTTAGACCTCAAGAAGCGGCAGCAATAACAACTAATATTAGAAATGATGCTGATTTAGATTTTACTACATTAAACTCAAATTTTCCTGCTATTGAAACAGATGTTAAGAAACGATTTAATCCAAAACTTATTACACCTGCTTTCTTTATAGAATACTTAAAACAATATAAACAAGAATTAGATGCTACTAACGGATTATCTACTGGTGGTTTAGGAACAATTAGTAGAAATATTAATGCTTTAATTAACTCAGTAGCAGAAATAAGAACTATATTACCTGACGCAGGACAAATGAATTTGCTATTAAGAAATGTTGATAGAATTAGATTAAATACCAGTCAAAGAGCATTATTAGACCCTATTTTAGAAAGAATTAGAGATTTACAAGTAGCACTACCTTCTGCTGTTGATTATGATAGAATAGAACGATTAAACGCAGTTGATAGACAGCAGATTATTCAAGAATTACAAACGGCAACTGCTGACCTACCTTCAAAAGAACAAGTTAATAGAATATTAAGGTCAGTAGAAGATGGACGACAAGAAGCATATACTCAACTATCAGCATTAGCAGATAGCGTTGATAATCAATTAAAACCTAACTTAGATAAAATTTTAAGAGAAGTTAGAGAAGTTGGAGATATTCAAAGTGAGGTTGCTTTTAAATTAGACCAACAAAGAACTCAAGGAACATCAGGAGCAACAGGAAGACCTGCAAAATTACAAGAATGGGACGGAACAAGTATTATTGATACTGAAGGAGAATGGGATACTTTAAATAGACAAGGCAAATATGCTTTTATTAGGTCAAGAGTAGATTTAGGCGAAACTATTAAAGTAAAATTAGGTGACGCTATGTATGATGTTGATGTTGGATTTTTAAACCGTAATGGAAATGTAACTACATTAAATACTATATGGAAAGCATGGGTTAGTCAATTTGCTTCTTCTTCTTCTTCTTCTGGTGCTGCCCCTGCCCCTGCCCCTAAAAGTAGTAGTAGTGGTGCTACTGATAGTAGTTTTGCTTCAGGTTCTACTTCATCAGGTGTTGCTGGTTTATTTGGAAAAGGAATACGCCCACCTACTATAAAAATCGGTAGAGGTCTATCGGTTAAAGAAACTCCATCTTATAGAGAATATGGTAAATATGCTATTCATATTCCCCAATTAGAACAACAAGATTTATTGAATGTTAAATACAAATCATTAGGACAAATACCTAAGTTTAAACCTATTCCAGTAAGCGATATATTTAGAGATTTTATATTAGATTTGCTTGAAAATGGAAAACCAAATGTAAGGGTTTATACTCAAATTGCCCCTGAAGAACGCAAGTTTTTTGAGGAAATGAGTATTGGTGCTGGTGTATGGAATGGTTTAGGATTAAAAAGAACTACTACATCAACTGATGAAGAAGAGAATAAGCGTTTTGAATTATTAAGAGGAGAATATGTATCAGGCAATAATAATCCAAAGGTAATAAGCGAATTAAGGAGATTAGTTGTTAAGATGATGAGTGATGGACGCATACGCAAAAATCAAGGTTTAGAATTGCTAATGGAACTATCTATTTAATCACCCTTTAGGAAAGGGCGACCCCAAATATTTAGAGAAAGGTTTGGAAAACCGTAGGTTTGCCAATTTTTTTATAAAGATATATTATAATGAGAACACTTATCTTAAATAGCAGTAATATAGTTGAAGGAACGAATAACTCTATATTGTCTTATGAGTTTGCTGGAGGTAATATTAACTTAAAGAAAGGACAGAAATTAGCATTAGCATCATTACAAATGTATTACTCTACATTCAATATAACCGTAGCGAATAAAAATAATAGTTATTCTTATACTTGGGTAGATGGAATTGTATATCCTGTAGTAATGCCGAATGGATTCTATGACATAGCAGCGTTAAACAATTATTTACATTTTACTATGGTTCAAAATAAGCATTATTTAGTATCATCAACTGGTGATTATGTTTATTTTGCTACTTTAGGAATTAACCCTACAAGATATAGTTGCGAAATAAATTGTTTTGGTATCAGTGTTGCTGTTGCTACTGCTAATACTTGGGTTCTACCTGCTGGTGCTACTTGGGTTATTCCTACTAACTTTATTGTTCCTCAAATAAATGTTGGAACAAATGATTTTGGTTTAGTAATTGGATTTAATGCTGGTTCTTATCCTAATACTGTAATAGCAGGTGTTCCACCAGCGCAAACTCAAACTCCAGCATATACAACAGACCAGCAATTTTTAAGTCAAAATGTTCCTCAGGTTACCCCTGTATCAAGTTTTATTTTAACTTGTTCTCTAATTAATAACAACTACGCAGTTCCTAATAATTTAATATATTCATTTACCCCTCAAGGAACTATAGGAGAACAATTTACTGTAGCACCAAATCAGTATGTTTTTATAGATGTTCTACCAGCGCAATATAGTCGTTTCCAAGTGTCTTTTATAGACCAAAACTTTAGACCAGTTGCTATTCAAGACCCAAATATGACTATTCAAATAATTATAAGTGAAGAAGGGGATAGTTTAGGACTATAGAAACCCCTGCGCCGTTTCATTCCGCTATTTAATCACCCTTTAGGAAAGGGCGACCCCAAATATTTAGAGAAAGGTTTGGAAAACCGTAGGTTTGCCAATTTTTTTATAAAGGTATATATATATATGTATATTCATCATTTAAGAAAAACTACAAGTGGCGCAGGTGGAAATATGAGTAAAGGCAATTGCTCTTGCGGAGGTAAAGTAGTAGCAAAACCTCATCGTAGAGTTGTAGGAAATGGAATTACTAATGCTGTTTATGATACTTCTTTAGGCGTAGTTAAACCATCAAGAGTTCTACAAAATATTAGAATTAAGAAGGCAAATGTTCCTAAGAAATATATTACATTTGATTAGGGGATATATCCCCTATGACCCCTTTTTATTTAGGGGAAATTTTTGGGGTCGCCCTTTTTTAAAAGGGTGAAATTTAAGCGTAATTATAAATATTTTTTATCTATACAATATTTATAATGGATAGTATCGTCTTTGAAGAAAGTGTTAATACTGAGGTTTCCTCAAGTGAATTTGTTGATAAGCAATGGTTGTATGTTAATGATAATAACAACGGTAGTTATTCATCTCAGGTTGTCCTTGATACAACTCCTTTAGCAAATTCAGGTTCTTATATTAATTGGAGTGAAGCATTTATTTTGATGCCCCTTGTTCTCCAGTTTGAGAGTGCTGCTGCTACTCTTACTGCTGTTGGTGCTTTTGATTATTTAGGTGCTATGAAAAGTGGTTATTGGAATATGCTTCATTCTCTTACTTGCGAGTTTAACAATGGAAATATTATTCAGCAAGTCCCTTTTTTGAATGTTTTTTGTTCTTTTAAGAATATTACTTCTTGGTCTAAAGATGACCTTACTGATTGGTCTGCTGTTACTGGTTTTTGTCCTGATACTGCTAAGAGTTGGGCGTATCTTTCTGCTGCTGGTGCCGCAGGTTTAGCATTGTCTGCTTCAGGATCAGGTCTTTCTAATAACCGAGATGCTCCTTATGTTTCTATTAACTTGGTTGTTGGAACTGGTGGTGCTGTTACCGATATAGTCCCTTATAATACTGTTACAAGAGTAACCCAATCTTCAGTAGATGTTAGACAAGCGTGGAATGATGGTCTATTTCAAAGACAATCTGCTATTAACTTTAACCCTATTCTTACTGCTGACCTTGCTACATCTACTAATCAAGGTGCTTTAATGAGTGGTGCTAATTGCTCTCAAGTGTTTAGGTCATTTGTTAATGCTGCCGCCAACTTGAGATGGTTTGCTATTGATGCCGTTATTCGTCTTAAAGATGTAGCAGATTTCTTCCAAAAGTGTCCTATGCTTAAGGGTTCTACTATGCGTCTTTATTTGAATACTAATCAATGTTATTTTCAGGTTACTCAATCTGCTGCTCGGTATGATGATGCGAGTGGTGTTCTTAATGGTAATGGTATTTTGTCAGTTACATCTGCTCCAGTAATTCTCGGTGGAGGTGGAACTTGCCCTGTAATATATTCATCTGCTGGTCTGGGTCAAGGTTCTAATTTGCTTACTCCTCTACAAAGCGATGCTGCTGCTGCCGCTACTGCCGTTGTCAATGTATCTGTATCAATTGTTAGAACTCAGTTTAGTCAAATGCCTACTCAAAATCTCAGTTGTCCTATTACAAGTGTTAGATTGTATGCTCCTGCCTATACTATGTCGCCATTGGCAGAACAAAGGTATTTATCTCTTACTCCATCTAAGCGAGTGGTATATAATGATATTTTCCAATTTTCATTCCCTAACCAATCTGTTAATAGTCCGTTTAATATTCTTGTTTCCAACGGTATTCCAAATATTCGCTCTGTTTTAGTCCTATGTTTGCTTCCAAGAGCATCTAATGGAACAGCAAGTGCTTTAGCAAATGCTACTACAACTTCTTCTATTTTGTCGCCATTTTCTTCTACTCCTTCCAGTCCTGACCCTTTGATTATCCAAAACTTTCAAGTTCAAATATCAGGTAAGAACTTGTTTATTAATCAACTCCAGTATGATTATGAAGATTTTGTAGAACAACTTGTATCTTCTAATCAGTTGAATGGTAGTCTAACAACTTCTCTTGCTTCAGGTTTAGTGTCTAAAAGTGATTTTCAAAGTCTTTACAGATATTACTATGGTAATGCTTCTCGTTCTCTACCAAGTGAAGAAGGTGTTTCTAAGGCAATCCAAATTCAAGGAACTATTTTATCTCCACTTGCTACTGCTGTTGATTTAATGGTGTTCGTAGAATTTGAGAGAGAAATTACTATTGATGTTAGAACTGGCGCTCGTATGGCATAAAACTGAAAAATTATAAAAATTATTATTAAGAAGGTATTGCTTAAAACCATATATTTCAAGCAACATTTAGGTGTAATTATAAATATTTTTATCTAACTAATATTTATAATGGAATACGGAATTAGTTGTTCTCCTGCGCAAATGCGCAAACTTAAGAATGGTGGTGCTGTTACATTAACGCCTAATCATTTTGTAGATAGTTCCCCTCATCGTATTATGGTTATGCCTCAAACAGCAAGGCGTATTAATACTGCTATGAAAAAAATGAAAGGTGTTAGAATTGCTTTAAAACCTGAAGAAGATTTAGTTGCTATGACTGAAGGTGGTGCTATTTCTTTGAAGTCAATCGGTAAAAGTCTTGATAAAGCATTTAATCCTAAAAAGAATGGTGTTGCTAAGGCACTTGCTCCTGTAGGAAATGAATTAGTCAAAACTGGTAATGTTATTAAGCGAGGTTTTAATAAAGAAATTGTTGATAGTGGTGTAGGAAAAGAGATTGCTAAAAATTTAATTAGAGCAGGAACAGATGTAATTTTACCAACTGCTCTAGGTGCTGCCTCAATGTATTTAGGTGACCCTACTGGTATGAGTGGAGAACTTGTAGGAAATGTTGCTGGTAATTATATTAAGGGTGCTGCTGAAAAGGCAGGTTATGGAACAAAAAAGGGTATGCGAAGAATGGGCGCACCAGTTGGAGCAAGATTAGCATATGATGATTTAAAACAAGGCGGATCTACTTATGCTCAACGCTTAGCAAGAAGAACTCGTAATACATTTGCCCCTGTAGCAAAAGTTGTAAAGCAAGTAGCAAAAAATCCATTAGTGAAAGAAATTGGTAAAGTTGCTCTTAGAGAAGGTGCTAAGGCAGCAGGTCAAGCATTAAGTTCTTATACAGGTAATCCTGCAGCAGGTGCTGCCTTTGAAAGACTTGCTGTTGCTGGTGGAGATAAACTTATTGAAAGTGAAGGCAATTTTAAGTCAGCAGGTAAATCAGCAAAAAAAGAAGCAAAACTTATAGCAGTAGAAGCAGTTGATGACTATATTGATGCTAATTTTACAGGTGCTGAGAAAGAAGTCGCTCAAAATGCTCTTGCTGGTAAGTATCCATCTGCTGCCGATTTAGTCTATGACTATGGAAATTCTAAGTTAGAAGAATTAGGTTCTAATGCCTTTGTTGGTTATGGTGTTCCTCGTAGAACAAGAGGCGGACTTCGTATGGGTAAAGGTCTGGCGCATCTAACTCCTGCTTATTCTGTTGCTATGAGAAGTGCTACTACTGGTGCTGGTATTAGTAGTGGATTTAGAGTTAATGATGATAGAATGGTTACATCTGCTCCAGATTTAAATCTTCCTATTCAAACTGGAAGTCCATTTCAGCGCATAAATTCTCCAGCAATGTCACCCTTTATACCTGTTTCTCCGCAACTTGCTAATAGACCTATTTCAGGTGGAAGTTTCTTACCTGCTGGGGGAAGACGAGGAGGGTCATTTTTACCAGCGTAGCAACCTTTAGGAAAGGTTGCGCCAAATTTTATAAAAAGGTAAATTTTGGTATTACCTTTTCTAAAGGTAATGTATAATGTCTTATAATATGAATAGAGTTGATGAAAGTTATTTACAAAGGTTGATTGATGACCTACAACAAGACCATAATAATCTATTTAATTCTTTAAAGAATGGTTCTAATGAAAAAGAAAAACTAAAATTAAAGAATAAAAAAGTTGATAAGCATACTCAATTAATAGCAAAATTAATGAATTCAGCATTATTACTTAAGCAATTATTAGAAGAAGTTAAAAAGGTAAAATAGGGACTTAAAGATAATTGAATATCATATATAATGAAAAAACATATTAATATAAATGGATATAATTATGTCTATTATGAACCTACCGATTATTTAAGTATAAAGCAATATAAAAGACAAATAAAGCAAATACAAGAGAAAATAAGAGCAACTCAATATGGTATGTATAAAGATACAGGTAGATATAAAGATTACCCTGAATTATTGAATTTTCTTCAGCAAACCTACGGTTTTCCGAACCTTTCCCTTTAGATTTTGGGGTCGCCCTTTTTTAAAAGGGTGAAAATTAAACTAAATAATTAATATAATATATATTTGATTATTTAGTATTTAGAAATTTTAAATATCATAGATATATAGATGAATACTATCTTAGACAAAGCGTATGAGGAAATGGGGACTACGAACGAAAAGATTTATAAACCTATTATTCAGGAGATTTATGGTATAGTTTATAAAACCGCTTTTAAGTATTGTAGAGTTGATTTTTTAGGTGAAACTTTCTGCGGAGAATTAAAGTCAAGAGATGTAAGTATAAATGACTTTACTGAAACTATGATTGGTTACAATAAAATAGAAGAAGGATTTAAAAAACTTAATTGGTTTAAAGACCATATGCCGAACTATAAAGTCTATCTTTGGTTCGCCTTTAAAGAAGGTCTATTTGTATGGGAACTAAATGAAACTAATTATAAGTTAAATGGTGGAGATACTCAAAAGCGTATAGGTGGAACTTCTAATAGGGGTTGGAATGATTATAAAGACCATTATTATATTAAAAAAGAATTTCTTGTTAAGATTAATAATACACCTGTTTGGATACACCCTTTAGTAGCAGAGAATACAAGAAAAAAAACTGAAAATACAGTTTGGAAATCATCTATACCTGCAGGAGTTTGTCTTTTACCAATAAATAAACTTTTAAGAAAAGTTTAGCAAAAATATTTGGTATTACCTTTTCTAAAGGTAATGTATAATGCTTACTAATTTTGATTTAGAAGATATTGCTGAAAAAGATGGATTAGACCTTATTGGAGTTTTTAGCAAAAATATGTTACCTATGGAACGAATTGCTGGTTCATATATAATTAATTTACAGAACTATGAAGATGGTGATGGAACTCACTGGGTTGCTTGTAAAATATTCCCTAATAAAAAATGCTGTTATTTTGACCCTTTCGGTTTCCCTATGCCTATGGAAATTAATAGTTTTTTAATGCCGTTTAAACCTGTTGCTCAAAGCAATAGAGAAATTCAAAATATTAAGAGTGTTAAATGCGGTTATTTCTGTTTAGCATTTATTAAATACTTTAATGATTTTAATTATAAAAAGAATGATGTTTATGAAGCATATGATGACTGGTTGAATTGTTTTTCTAATAATTCTAATACAAATGATAAAATCGTAATTGAAATGTTAGAAAAATACTAATTAGTTAAAAACAATATAGAAATATTCTATTATTAATATATAGATATGGAAGAAATAAATATTGTAGGAACTGCTGGAACAGGTAAATCAACTTATACACCTGCTGTTAAAAAGGCAATTGATAAGTATAGAAGCAAGAATATACAGAAATATAATGAACTACAAAGACAGTATTATAATGAGGCAAAGAAAGATGATAACTGGAGGCAAAAGTTTAATGAGCGTTGTAAAGAGAATAACCGAATATATAGAGAAAAGAAACGCTTAGAAAATCCACCAAGACCTAAGGGAAGACCAAGAAACCCTATACCTATAGTTATGACTACATCAATCCCAGTTTAAATTAAAAAATAAATTTGATACACTTTCTACCATCATAATCAAACCATTCATACGAGGGCATCTTATATTGTAATGGAAATTTTTTTATTTCTGTTATAAACTGCCTGTATTTCATAAAAGTATCGCAAGCAGTTTTATATTTACCTTCTTGAATTTTATTTTCACCAACCCAATCACCAAGTTTTTCAATAATTCCACTCATACTTTCAACAATATTATCTTCTGTCAAAATAATTAGAACGCATAATATCCAGCATACTTTACCAGCAATAGTCGCATCATTAGTCGCCCACTTTTTACTTGGTTCAAATAATTTTATCATCATTAATATTTTATCCATCTCTAATTTATCACTATAAAATATACGCCCTTCTGTTGATAATAAATCTACAGCGCAATCATACATACTTACTTCATTATTAGTTAAACAATATGCTAATTTCAATGTTTCAAATGGAATACATAATTCATTACTAAATAATTCATTAAGTCTAATTCTTACAGACATATTGTATTACTGATATACCCTTTTTTGTATTGATTTAAAAAATTTCAATTTTTTTTTTTAAATCAAATTTGCTCTAATTTAGATTTGCTCTAATGTAGATTTGCGCAAATTTATATTTATATTTTTTTTGCGCTATTTTGAATTAAAAAAAAAATTGAATTTTTTTTCAAAACAATATAAAGATAATATAATATAGTATATATATGAATAAACCGACAAAAAAACAATCTTCATCTATTATAATTGAAATGGCAAAAAGGAAAGGTAAAACTGATTTAGACAAAGCACTTGAATATTATAAGGTAAGTGATAAGACATTAATTAATCAAGCAAATACAATAGGAATTAAAGTAGGCAATATGAAAGTAAAGCGTAGAGATGGCAGTTTTGAATATAAAAAGATTAAACCTACTAATGAACCAAATTCATACTATGCTAATAAAGTAAGAGAAGAAATACTTAAAAAGTGGAAGAATGCTACGCAAGAATACTATGGCACTTATAAAATGTTTTATAAACGATATGATAAAAAAAGTAAAAAGATGATTGATGTAGTAAATAAAATTACAGCAAGGGGAACTAAGGATAGTGTATTCTTAGATGCTATTACTAAGTTTAATAGAAAAGTAGAACAGTATCAAGAAGATTACCCTGAGAATGATACTTATGAATTAATTGAAGACCCTGTATCATTAATACCTATACCATCAGGAGAAGGAATAATTGTTGAGAACCAGAGAGTAGAAAGTTCTGTATCAGGAGGTCAGCGAACTATAGGTAAAAAAGGTGTCAAGCGTAATATAAAAATGCGAGATGCCTTTACTTACTTTAAGATAAGTGATGATACTCAAGAATGGAATACAAATCAAGGCAAATGCGTAATTGATTATTTAATATGGAAGTATGCTGATATTTCAGGTTTTAAAAAGATACTTGGTAAAGATAGAGAACAAGCGGAAGACTGGTTAAACACCTTGTTTATGAGTAATGAACCTGAAGAGCAAGACCCTATAACTCAAGGTGTATCCGTTCAGCAGTTAGAAAAGTTCTGCGAGTTCTTCAGTATCAATATGTATGCTTTTGATAAAACGGATAACCTAATTGAATATTACAAGTGTAAAAAATCAGTTGATGGTAATAAGGCAGGACGAGAAGCGTTAATCTTCATAGTATATGACAATCACTTTTACCCTGTTGAAGATAAGACTGAGAGGAAATCTAAACAAGGTAAAGCGTCATCATTAGGAACTCATATAACATCTACAGATATTGAAGAATTTAATAGTAAAGGAACAAAAGAAAAAGAAGCAAAAGAAATTATAGCACCTACTGAAGAGGAATTTCAAGAACTCAAAGGAACTAAGATTGATTACTTGAGCGTTCAAAATCAGTATGCGTTGGACTACTTCAAAAAGAATGATGGCAAAATACCCTTCCCTATTGACGCAAGAAGTATATATATAAGTGATGCTACTATACAAAGTATTATATATGATGATAAAATAGTGCTTACTAAACCAATAAATCCGTATGTAAAAAAATTCTATGACGATAATACAGATATAGGATTTCAAGGTCAAAGTAGTTTATCAGTTACTAACTATATATGGGATTCAATGTATCCGTTTAAGTTTCATAAAGCACCCTTCTTATCTCAATCTAATCAACAAGTAGCAGATGCGTTAAACGCTGAAAAAGTTAAATGGAGAACTCATATCGGTAGAACAACTGATAATTATAAACCTAATGATATAAAAGATATGCTACAAACTGGTAAGGCAATAGCAGTAGATATTACAAAATGCTACTGCGATGCGATATATAATCAGCGAGAAAAGTTTATAGTATTCAAAGGTAAAGAAATAGTAGAAGCGTATGATGAAGAACCTCTAACTCTTGGATTATACTTTGTTGAAACTGATGATATGACTTTGTTTCATCAATCTAACTGGTATAGTAAAGCAATTATTAACCTTGCTGAAAAAGAGTATATAGAATTCAAGATTACAAGACAAATACGATGCGTTGATGAGGACTGGTGTTGGGAAAAAGTAGAATACGAAGATGATGAAGTAACTGAAAAATCAAAAATCAGTTTAGATAATAGTAATCTGTTTAGAGATTGGTGCGATAGCGTAATAGAACTTACAGAACAAGATGAGGACTTTACATTAACTAAAGATACAATCAATTATATAACTGGATGCTTAGGTAAGACATTCTCAAAAACAAAAGAATTAGGTTTATCTAAAAACTTGGAAGAGGTATGGACTGACTGGTTAGTGCCTGAGGTTCAGGATAATCCAAATCTTAATGTATATCTAAATACGATTGAAGATGGAGAAGATAAAGTGTATTTGTATGGAGTAGAAAAGATGACTAAGAACTTATCAAATGGTCTGCCTATGTATATACAACTATTAGACTGGAGTAATATTGCTTTATATAACCTTGGTAAAGATGTAGGTGGTGAAATCATTTATAGAAAGACAGATTGTATAGTATCTAAGGGTGGTAAAATCCCTAATGATAAACTGGAATCTAATGTATGTTGTTATAGTGAAAGGTTTGGTAAATATCATTTAGAGGATACTGAGAAAGCATTACATTTCAACTATGACCTACTAATGAACTCAAATAGAAAAGTAGAAATTCCGCCATTAGAAGATGACTGGAAAGATTATAAACAATTCAAAAGTAGCGATGACTGGGAAGGTATAATTAAGACTGCTATAGAAAAAGGTGGTATGCTTGTATCAGGTAGAGCAGGAACAGGTAAATCATATATTATTGGTAAAGGCATAGAAGTAAAGTTATTACCTGAAACCACTGAGAGTAGATTAGCATTTACTAACCGAGCAGCAAGAAATATTAATGGAACTACAATTCATAAAGCGATGGCGATAAATAAAGAAGATAAAACAAATTCAAAAACATTAGAACATTTGAAGACTATACCTGTATTTATAATTGATGAAATTAGTATGATTAATGCTTTTCTATGGAATAAACTAATGCTTCTCAAGAAAACAACTGGGGCGATATTTATACTACTTGGAGATTATAGGCAATGCCCACCTATTGAAAGTGGAAAAGAGATTGATTACTTTACTCACCCTTATGCTAAGAGATTAGTAAATTATAATAGATGCGAACTAACTAAACCGCAGAGATATGATATGAAACTATGGAAATGGTTAGAGGACTTCTATAGGGGTGGATATGAAGGAGATGAAATCTGTAAAAAAAAACTAACAATTGAGAATATCTTGTATAGAAAAAACATCTGCTATTGTAATAAAACAAGACGAAAGATTAATAATATTTGTATGGCATACTTTATAGAACAGAAACCATTTATAGTATTGGAAGTGCCTACAAACGAAGAAGGAATAAGGAAATGTAAGAATGAGTATGCGGATATAGCATTCATATATAAAGGACTACCTGTAATGGCAGTTGCGAATAATAAAGAATTAGAGATAATTAATACTGAAGAGTTTTGGGTTGAAGAAATTTCAGCAAGTGAGCAATCTATGACCTTATACAGAGATGAAGATAATAGCGAAAAGATAGTAGTAGAGTTTAAAGACTTTCATAAATACTTTGTAGTCAATTATGCTGCGACAACTCATAAAAGTCAAGGTGCTACTATTACGAAAGAGATAAATATATTTGACTGGGTGTATATGACTGAAGATAGACGAATAGGTTATACTGCTGTATCAAGAGGAAAAACCTGTAAGCAAGTAACGATATGTTA